TAAACGTGTGTGACGGGGTAAACGTGTGTGACGGGGTAAACGTATGTGACGGGGTAAACGTATGTGACGGGGTAAACGTATGTGACGGGGTAAACGTATGTGACGGGGTAAACGTATGTGACGGGGTAAACGTGTGTGACGGGGTAAACGTGTGTGACGGAGTAAACTTGTTTATAGGGTTCATGTCCAAGTTTAAATGTAATGACAGATTTAAGTGTAATGAAATATGTTCTTGAAGAATGGTGAATAATGAACGTCCCTTATTTGAAACTCCATCGCTAAATGCTTCTTTCTTTCTCCATAGAATTTCATCCGGTAACAATTGATCCCCTTTAACATTTGTAAAAAACTGATGTGAAAAACTATTTCGGAGAATAAATTTTTCCATGGTTTTGTCATTATTATGATTTCTCAAATGAATTGGAATAGACAAATAATAATTTACAAACGACCTATCTAAAAAGGGAGTCCTAGGTTCAAGTCCGTGCGATGAAATAGATTTGTCTGAACGCAAAACGTCATACATATGTATGTCTTGTAAGAGCCTCCTAATTTCCTTATCAAATTCGATATTGTCCGGACACTTATTCATATAAATGTATCCACCACATACTTCATCTGATCCATCACCATTTAATATAACTTTCGCACTGCTATTCTTAGCAATATATTTTCCTAATAAATAATTACCGATACTTGCCCTAACAGTGGTTGTATCGTAACTTTCAATCGCATAAATAACCTCGGGAATTATGTCAAACATGTCAGTTTCAGTAACAATAATTTCAGTATGCTTCGTGCCCAAATAATCGGCGACAATGCGGGCGTATTTAAGGTCTTCTGACCCAGCCAATCCAATACTATATGTTTCAAGCGGCTGCGAATAATGAATGGTTTTGTAATAATTGTTAGTCAACGCCGTGATTAAACTACTATCTAATCCACCGGATAGTAAACACGCAATAGGTCTTTCTGAATTAGTGCATCTTTTAATAACCGCGTTATATAAATAATATGATACGCCTGAATATATAGCGGGCATGTTTATTTGGTCTCGTATGAAATGCGTGTAACTGAATGTAGGAATAAAATAGGGCTTATTACATACAGGCGTCCACATGGAACGCACTACATTCGATAGTTGAAATACCGAATACGTGCCTGGCATAAAGGGCTGAATAATATAGTTTGAAGGATTTAAATTATAAATGTCATTTAAACATTTTAATTCAGATGCGAAACCATATATGGGTAATAAGTGGTCTGGGGTTGTAGGCTTTAAATAATATAATGGTCTAATGCCATATGGGTCTCGAGCGATGTACATGCTATCTTGAAGTTGAGAATTTGTTCGGTTGTCTAATAAAACAAAGGCAAACTCACCATCAAGCATATGAAGGGTTTGTTCTATTCCATATTTTACATATAAATGAATAATAATTTCGCAATCCGAATCTGTAAATGGAACTATTGACATCATGTCATATAATTCTTTATAATTAAAAATTTCACCATTACAAATGAGCGTAATATCATTTATAATTAACGGTTGATTAGAATTATCATTTAGACCGTTAATAGCTAATCTATGAAACCCCATAATGGATTTATAAATGGTATTAATACTAGAAAATTCGGGTCCTCTGGGTTGTCCTTTCATAAATGATTTTTCGATTGTTTTAAAAGGAATAATGTCATTGTTTAGGATTGTAAAAATGCCGCACATTATAATAAATAATTATTATCTTTATATTATTATACATTATATAATGAATAATTGTTCCGTATCAAAGTTTCAAGAAGAAGAAAATCGAAAACTATATAGCAGAAACATTCCGTCCCAACAGCTTCAACCGTATTTAGATGTGAGACCTGTAATGACCAAATATTCATATTTGCCAATAGTAGACCCAAGACGTGAAATTAATGAAAATTTGGTTCAACAGCCAACCTATAACATCAATGCGGTATTTAATCCTGGGAACACGCAATCCCCTTGGTCGGGATTTGCCTCAAATATAAACGCCGAATCTGAATTACGAAATCAAATTTATGCTTTACAAAGATGCAGTCAAGCTACATATGTGCCCAATAGTAATAGTGACTTATATAGTTGTAGTTTTAAACCTACAAGTTCATCAGTAGCACATATGTCACATAATTTATTATTTAAAGAAGAAGCCTTTAACAAGTTTAATCCAAACCCGAATAGTAATAAGGTCGGTCAGGGATTATTTATGAATCCTACAAGAGTTCAGGTGAAGGATATAACAAAACAAACTTGCTAATAATACAAACTTGCTAGCAACATACAATGTTATCACTATACAATGTTATCACTATACAATGTTATAAAACATAATAAATACATATTTACTATATTTATTATGGCACATATTTCAATATCTCAAAAGCGTCTAACCCGTGATTTACGCGATTATGAACATCAGCATACGTCCGTATCTAGTACTTCATTTATATATAAAAATAAAACCATAGACATTGTGCATAATAATGAATATCCATTTAAACCGCCAAAAATAACTATTAATAATGTCCGTATTGTTTATGATATGAGTTTATTTCCAGCACGTTTATGGAAAAAACATTTCGACACATTTAATAAATGTATGTGTTGTGACAATCTGCTATGTACTGGAAAATGGTCTCCTGTATTTAATATATTTGATATTTTAAATGAGTATGAAGCTTTTAAGGAAAGACTAAAAACGATACAAAAAAAATACATGTTTCAGTTTATTAACTTACCTGATGACATGATATATGAAATAGTTGGATATTTGTAAATAGGTTATGTTATCGCATTTATTATGTGTAATATAACCTTGTTTTTTTTAGCAAATGAGTATATGTCGGAAAGTTTAATCAATCAAATAACACTAGACTATTTGATTAATAAGGATTTATATGCTAAATGTGTAACAAAACAGGTTGTTCATGAGAATACTAAAAAGGATAAAAGGTTTTATAGAAAACGAATATCTAGTTTAATAAAAGAATTGCTATTAGGCGAGTCACCTGAAAATGTAACACCCGATGTAAAATATGCTTTTGATAATTTTGCGAAAACATGTATTCAGTATTTTAAAATGATTGATAGCACTGATATCATTCAAGAGGACTACACGACAATAATAGAAAATGAAAACCTGGCAAAATTAGACAATATTTTAGGCGCAACAGATGTGTTAAATCAAGATGAGGCAAATCAACTCATGATGCGTTCTATAAATATAACGGCACTAACTATGGATCATTTTATAACCAAAACAAATATAACCCAACTGGATAAGATAGTATTACCTAAGGAAAGAAATATAAATTTAACCGACCCACTATTAAAAAAAAAGGGTATAAAATCTAAAAATAAGAACAACAATAAGAAAAAGAAAAATATCAATACTAAGTATGAAGAAACTAATAAAAACCCGCAAAATGAGCAAAACACATAAAAATAAAACTAGATATAAAACTAGATATAAACATCGAAAAAAAACGAAACAACACACCCCAAATATGGTAAATGTAAATTGTAGTCCAAAAAAACGTGATGAAATTAACGAATATACGTGTTATACAGATAAAGCATTATTTAAATTAAGAGACTTATGGAATGCGCGACACCCTGATGTAATAATAACCACAAATAACGCAAAAGAAATACACACAAAATTATCACAGTTGTTAAGCGAGGTATGTAATAAAGAGTCGTGTTGGCTGAAACAAAAAATCGATTTTGGTGAATTAACTGGTGAAACAAGTGATATTTTTGCGCCAGATTCTCCTCACGCATGGAAGGCTAATCCTCATGAATGGTTATCGAGCACAGACATTATTAAAGTAATGAAACAATATGAAAAAGCGTATAAATGTTTCGAATTTATAGGTCCATCTCCAGTTGATTTTGATACGCGAAAAATGTATGGAGAATGCGTGTGGAATGAGTTGTGCAAATTTAATATTCAAGAACAAATAAAATCGGGGAAAAACAAAATAGGCATAATATTTAATACAGATACACATGACAAACCAGGACAGCACTGGATTTCATTGTTTATTAATATAAAGAAACAGAATATATTTTTCTTTGATAGTACGGGCGATAGGGTTCCCAAAGAAGTGAAGGTACTTATTGACCGTATTATACAACAAGGTAATAATTTAAATCCACCAATTCATTTTAAATATGATGATAGCGCAGGTGTAAAGCATCAAAAGGGAAATACTGAATGTGGTGTGTATTCATTGTATTTTATTGTACACATGTTGGAAGATAAGACTACTAACCACTATTTAAAAACACATCTTTTGCCGGATAAACATATAAATAAATTTAGAAAAGTTTATTTTAACTAAAAACATAATATAAATACTTAATGCCAAGTATTTATATAACATATGAGTTCCGCGGGATTTTTATCAACTAGTAATACTGAAATGTTATGGAATATTATTATGGAGGATGTCGTTACAACTAAATTTACCGAAAATATGGTGATGGAATATATTCGTAATGTTTTTCATAAAAACTTGGGTCCGTTTTTTGAAATAGAGGGAAAAAACACAAATGATTTAATAGTTCTTAATAAAAAATATATTTCGTGGTTATTAGCTACTATAAATGCTTTTACAAAAAAGAATAACACCAAAACCAAAAACGATGAAAATAAATTAATAACAGTAGAGGATATTCATAAAAATAGGCAGACCCAATTTGAACAAGACTTGAACGAACGTCAACAAGAATTTACAAATTTTATGACGGTAAAAACCCCAGAGGTCCCCAAGTTTAGCATTGACTTGAGTGAAGACGTTCCTATCAAAGAGTTAGAACAAACTATAAAACAAATGGCTGCTCAGCGTAATTATGATGTAGCCATGATTAATACAAATAACACGAATCCCGTGGATGCTCAAAATTGGTTAACGCCAAAGGAAACATCTGTTAAAAACGAAAAACATTCGCATGACATGTCGAAAAGTAATATCCCCGATAAAGTTAAATATATAAAAATAGACACAATCAATTTAGATAGTTCGCAGCACAATAATATTGTTGATTTAAATAAACATATCACCTGGCAGGACCAAATACCTAATTATGAGACTGATATAAAAGAATCCAATATTTTCAGCAAATTAAAAAAAATAAACATCAATGACCTTAAGGATCTCAAGGATGACAATATAACATCTATGCAAAACGATATTCATGAAATGCAAAACAAAATAAGTGATATGAATGACAGTATTAGTCAAATACTACGATTATTACATAAAAATGAATAACGTCTAATAATAAAATCATATGATACTTTATATTACATGATTTTGAACACAGTTTTACTATTGGGATTCTATTTAGGATGTTCATGCGCAAATTCAGATATTTCGGCGGGAACCTTTACCCCTATATATGATTTAATAAACATGAGGAAAAGACGAATGATAATTAAGAATGAATTGTTAAGATGGAGAATATCGCCTGAAGTTATTCGTAACGAACGGCGGGTTCAAGTTGTGAAACGAATAAATATAAGAAATCTAACTAAATTATGTAATAAGGCATTCTCATCGTATTATGATTATCTATGCGGTTATTATTCTATATCAGCCGAAGATAAATATATAATTGAATTAATTATTTCAGCCACTTACTAGTTGTCTAAACACCTTTTCTCCGCGTTCATTAATTTCAACCGTACCAATTTGTAAAGGAATAACAGACGAATTTTTCATTGCGCCTTCGTAACTAGACTTGTCGTATATATTCAACACATCCTTGCTCATTCTACGATAGACGTAATCGACTCCTGCTAAGTTAATCGGTTTGCCTACCCACTCAATAGCA